TCTATCGGGATCAATATGATCTTCCCCAGAGTTGGCAAAGTAGAGCATCGTCTGGCTTTTACTTGGCCCGTAAAAAAATCTTGGGATGGTCGTAATAAAATCTGAGGCATGAACGCAGGATATCTGTTTGTCCAGTTCCATAGGTCGCTTGAAACCCTTAAAAAAGACGTTAGGCTTACCCAATGTCACAAGGTTGAGATTAGGGTGTTTCCCGGTCAACTTTGCTGCACTTAGCTCTGCTAAAGCACCACCAAGACTATGCCCGCACAGCAACGTGCGTTTCTTAGGGTGAAGGTGTTTCTTTATTCTGCCCCAGACTGACAGATGAGCAGCTACAAAACCGCCGTGGCAAAGCCGACCTGCATAGGGTACGGGCAACGCGCTGAGGTTGAACAACCAATCATGCAAACCTCGGCTTCCACGAAAGCAAATGATGTCTATCGTATTTCGCTTTACAATAAAAGCGGTTGTAGAAGTGAGCTTGGATTCTATCTTAATGGAAATAGGTATCTTGTCATTGTATGCCTTGTTGGAATAGCGACAGGCAGTGTCTAGCAAAACCGGGTCAAGTTTCATTTTAGGGTTTACCGTTGAAGTTTAGGTAAGCCCCTGTTATCAATGCTCCCAGAAACAAATAGGTAACAGCCTGAACAATGGTTTTTACGGCGGTTCGCTTGGTTATCCGCCATGTATCCAGTAAATTCCTTAATTCTTTTACGTCAGAATTGGCATCCTCATCGGATAGCCCCACATCACGCAGGGCTTTCTTAGCGCCCGCTTCCGCCGCCTTCTCGATCATCAAGGCCATCTCTTCTTCAGTCACGCTACTTCCTCCCTACATTACAGCGTGGCTTTTAGTTCTACTACTCTCGCTTCCAGACGATCTATCTCAGCTTGTGTGGGATCAACCCAGCCCTCAACCTCTGTCCAATCCACACCGTCAAAATTATAACGGTTCCCTTTCCAATCATCTGGAGCAGTTACCCCTTCATGGACGGTTGCATTCAACGAGTTCATGTCTCCAATATCGAAGTCATGGCCCCCGTTATTACGCACCTGAAGCCTGTCTGCTCCCGGCGCAATGGTTACGCTGTCATCGAATACATAAGGGCATCTGTTGTCCTCATTAAAAACTATTGCTTTACTCATTATGAATCTCCACTTAAAAGAAGTGATGTTGTTGAAATTGCTAAACCTGCCTTAACTGATGGTGTCCCTGCTGAAGTGGCAAAGGTTCCATCCGGTTGAACGTAATAATTTGAGCCTATGGTAAATGTCCCATCCGCAACCGTCCCTACTATGCCTGTACCATAGTTTGAACCTCCAACGTCTTTGTAACCTATAACAACCTTGTTTGCGGTTGAGTCGAAAGTTGCAGAGCTATAGGTAATAGCAGCGGCCTCAAAAACAACCGGAGTACCAAACGATATTGAGGCTCCACTTACTGTTCCAATAACGGCTGTACCGTATTCGGAATTAGCATAATCCATATAAGAAATAACTACCTTATTAGAATTTGAGTCAAATGTGCCTGAAAAATAGCCGTTGTAATCATCTCCAAAAATAACAGCGGTTCCAAAAGATATTGACGTACCACTCACAGTACCAACAATTGCTGTGCCTTTGCCTGTTGGATCAACATTCTTATAAGCAAAAACTACTTTATTAGAATTTGAGTCGAAAGTGGCAGCAATATATTGGGAGTTTCCGGTATTAAAAACCACAGGACTTCCAAAGGTGATGGCTGTACCACTAACTGTCCCTACGATAGCTGTACCATAATAGGAGTTTCCATTGTCTCTATAACCAATAACAACCTTATTACTATCTGAATCGAAAGTGACTGCTGGGTACGTCGTAGCAGCACTTTCAAAAACTTCCGCAGTGCCATAAGAGATTGCTGTGCCTGACACTGTTCCAACGATTGCTGTGCCGTAACTTGAGTTACCAGAATCTTGATAGACAATAACAACCTTGTTTTCGTTTGAATCGAAAGTAGCTGATATGTCGTTCGTACCAGCACTTTCAAAGACAACCGGAGTGCCATAAGAAATACCTGTGCCGGACACTGTTCCAACAACGGCTGTACCGTAGCTTGAGTTACCCCCATCTTGGTAGGCAAAAACTACTTTATTAGAATCTGAGTCAAAAGTGGCAGCCACGTAATCCGTATTAGCACTTTCAAAAACAGCAGGAGTACCATACGATATTGACGTACCGGATACTGTTCCTACTATGCCTGTACCATAATTTGAACCTCCACTGTCTCTATAACCAATAACAACCTTGTTGCTATCTGAGTCGAATGTGGCTGCTGGGTAGTCGGTAGTACCAGCTTCAAAAACAACAGGAGTACCAAAACTAATGACTTGGGGTAAAATAGTATTGGCAGCGTTTTTCGTTCCACCCTGCACCACAATAACACCTGATGCAGAAGCGGAAATGGCTTCGTCTGCGATGCCTACGAAATTGGAGGTGGTCATGTTGCTTCCAGCCAGTGAAAAGACAACCCCAGTACCGTAGCTTGAATTCCCTGCATCGGTGTAAGCAATAGCACACTTATTCTGATTTGAATCGTAGGTAACTGCTGTGTTCTGCGTATCAGCCTCTTCAAAAACAACCGGAGAATCAAAAGATATTGCTGTGCCACTGACCGTCCCTACTATTGCTGTTCCGTAATTAGAGTTACCAGTATCTTGATACGTTATTACCGCTTTGTTTGCACTTGAATCAAAGGTAGCAGAAATAAAATTAGATTCGGCGGCTTCAAACACAGCCTCAGTACCAAAAGTAATGGTATAACTTCCCGTAACAGTACCAACTATTGCTGTTCCGTAATTAGAGTTACCTTCATCTTTGTAAGCAATAACAACCTTCTCTAGATTTGAATCATAGGTTGCTGCTAGGCGCGTAGTGGTAGCAGTTGCAAATACAGTAGCAGTGCCGCCAAAAGTAATAACCGTTCCACTAACAGAGCCAAGGTTTACCGTACCGTAGCTGGAGTTAGTCTCATCCATATAGGCAACAACTACCCTGTTATAACTTGTATCAAAAGTGGCTGCTGTCCAACTCGTAGAAGCACTTTCATAAACAACCGGAGTACCAAACGATATAGCGGTTCCGCTTACCGTCCCGACAACAGCCGTGCCATATTCTGAGTTACCAAAATCGACATAAGCAAAAACGGCTGCATTATTATTTGTATCAAAGGTCGCTGCGATACGCATAGTAGCAGCACTTTCAAAAACCACAGGAGTACCAAAAGAGATTGATGTACCGCTTACCGTTCCTACAACGCCTGTACCGTAGTTTGAGTTACCCTCATCTCGATAGGCAATAACAACCTTGTTGTTTGAAGAATCAAAGGTGGCCGCACAGTATTCCGTAGCAGCACTTTCAAAAACCACAGGGGTTCCATAAGAGATTGCATCTCCACTTACTGTTCCCACCACTCCTGTCCCATAGTTGGAATTACCCCAATCCTTGTAAGCGACTACAACCTTGTTGCTATCTGAGTCAAAAGTAGTTCCTATGTGGTTACTACCAGCACTTTCAAAAACAGCAGGGCTACCTGCTGAATCACTAGTTGCTACAACCTGAGTAACCGTACCCGCTGTTTCCAAGACCACGGGCGCATTTATAGCAATCCCCGATCCGCTGTCGGTAGCGGTTATGCTCTTTGCCGAGGCTCCCGCTGGGAGTAAATCAGATAAATTACTCATGACTGATACTCCAAATCGATTGAGGTAGCCGACAATGCGCGGCCTAACTTGACCGCAGGGCTGGTGGTGACGGTGCTTATAGTTCCATCCCCCTGAGCGTAGTAGTCCGTCCCCGGAGTCAGGCTCGTTAGACCTTTTGTAGCAATGCCGCCCTTGACTGTTATGTTACCACTGGCTGTGTCAGAGATAGCCGCATCGGAAATGCCTAACAGGCCAGCAGCGGTGAGGTCGGTTGTAGCACTAGTTACGACGTTTGCCTCTAAATAAAAATTGGGGTTGCCAGAATCTCTGTAAGCCATTAGCGAAGTTCCAGAACTCACATCATAGGCCATAGACTGACCAGTATGGAGTTGATCCAAAAATTCAAGGGGAGTAGTCCATGTGGTGCTTGTTCCTGATACTGTACCTACAGAAATCTCTCCTTTGTTAGAAGTTGTAATCTCCGAATAACTAAAAACTACTTTATTTAAAGCTGAATCAAAAGCAAGGGCTAATGATGTATTGGTATACGAATCTCCACTTTTCGCTGCTACTTCTACCGTAGCGCCGTATGAAATAGCGGTTCCTGACACGGTTCCTACAACAGCTTTTATTGCGTAGTCATCGTTGATGTCAACAAAACCAATAACCATTTTATTAGAATTTGAGTCAAAAGTTATACACGAAGAGGTAACGCTATCCGATTTGAATACGACAGGGGTTCCATAAGTTATGGTAGTACCAGAAACCGTCCCGACAACGGCTGTCCCGTAAGTTGAATTGGCCGCATCTCCATAACAAACAACAACTTTACCTGAGTCTGAATCATAGGCTATAGATTGCCCTTGCATATAAACAATAGAACCTGTATTAAAATTAGCCGCTGCCCCGAATGAGATAGTGGTTCCACTGCAAGTCACTACTCGACACGTTCCTTGCCCAGAATTACCAGTGTCACTATACGCCACTACACCTTTGTCATTGGTAGTGTCATAAGTTATACATCCCCAATTAGCCCCATCACCGCATGACACGGCAGTCCCAATAGATAAAGCTCCCGCGCCATCCATTGTTACAGCAACCACTTTTAATTCATCCGAATCACTTTGATCTCTAAAAGAAACTAAAGAGACATTGTTGTCGCTATCAAAACACGCACTGTTTCTCTCAACATTATTGCTCGAATAAGTAACGGCTGTGCCATAGGTAGCCGTTGTTCCTGATATACCCCCACTAACAACTTGTCCTGAGTTAGGCCAATCGGCCTCTGTAAAAGCAATAAGCAAACGACTTCGGTGGGAATCATAAGCCATGCCAGAGTAAGTCGTAGCAACAGACTGCACTCCAGAAGCGGTAGTCTGCCCACTAATCTCTGGATCGCCGCTCATGCTAATAGGTGCAGCCTTCCCCGCTGCCGTTAGAAGCACAGGCTCCCCTGCTGCACTAATAGAACCGTCGGCAACAAAACTGACTTGCTTACCTGCTCCGGCAGGAAAAAGATCGCTAAGATTCGTCATCCGGTATAGTCCTTGATGTTAATCTGGGTTGCCGAGAGAGCTTTGCCGAGTAGCTGTCCACCATCGGAGGTGGTTATCGTGCCATCGATCTGCGCGTAGTAGTCAGAACCAATCGTAAGGCTTGTCTGCACCTCGTTACGACTACCCCATGTGTTGATTGTTCCGGTTTCAGTGTCAGCAATAGCGGCTGAAGCTATGCCTAACAGATTGGATGCGGTGAGGTTTGTTGTACTAGGGGTAAAACAGTTTGCGGTTGCATAATCATTGTTAGACGCTTGATAATAAAAAAGAAGAGCTTTATTAGAGGTTTGATCCCATACAATAGCATTACTAGCATATCTACCCGCACCTACGTCAGTCGGTGTCCCTTGCGTAACGGTAGTCCCCGAATAGGTAAGCTCAGTAACATACCCATTACCACCATCCCTAAAAAAATAAAGCGCCTGAGTGGCACTGTTTCCCCACCCCATAGCGCTAAAAGCTGTACTCCCAGCCCAAGTAGCTGTGGTTGCACCAAGCGTAAGGGTTGTCCCTGATACGGTAACTAATCTGGCAACTTGAGTGTCACTAGCCCCTCCGGGTGGATGATACGCTGTCATATATGTCGATTCAGGTGAGGTATGACCGTTCCAATATCCACTGGCTACAGCACAAGGATAAGAAAGCCCTGTATCGAAAACTGTTTCAGTCCCTGCCGTAATCGTAGTACCACTCACCGTACCCGCTACAAACCTCAGGGCGGGGCTTGTAGTATAATATCCAAGCACACAGAGAAATTCACCAACCTTTCCACTTGCTATAGTGGATGGATAACTATCGCCACTGCTCATTGCAACAGCAGTATTCGCCGTTAAAGTACTCCCAGAGATGCTCACTACTTGTGCTGACGTTCCCGAAACTGCCCCAACTATAATCACTTGAGAGGCTGCTATATTAGATATAGCTCCATATCTATTACCCAATCCCGTACCACTGAAAGCATCTATTTCTGTTCCCAAAGTAAAGGTAGTACCACTGAGAGAAGCGGCTCTTAAATAAGCATAATCCCCCGACCCGTTGAGTTTATAGTGGAAAACAACCCTGTTTTGAGTGCTGTCATAAGCACAGACATTATATGAACAAGCACTGGATTTTAATACCAATGGAGTGCTTAACGTGACTGTCGTACCTGAAGTTGTTGCAACGGTACAGTAAGGATAATTTGAATTAGCAGGATCGTTAGCCGAAACTACTACTGTTCCCTCGGATGAGTGGTAACAGGCTCCCGGCGAGCCACTAGTTTTTACACCTCCGGGGGCTTCCCCTTCAGTTCCCAAAGAGGCAGCGGTTCCCGCAATCGGAGCTACCTTACCCGCTGCCGTTAGAAGCACAGGCTTACCGGAAACTATCGTTCCATCAGCCACAAAGTCCGTATTGTTCTGACCCCCTCCTGCGGGAATCAGATCAGAAAGGTTACTCATTTATACGCTCCAGCCGATAGTCCCATCGATGTAGGTTAGCGTTATTTCTGCCCAATCCTTATCAAAAGTGAGGTCTGTTGCAGAGCTTGCTATATTGGAACCATTACGCCCAACGGTGAAAGAAGTTGTACTCGCTGCTCCTGTACCGTCCTTAATTATTACGCTGTCTCCTACCGCTGGACTGCCCGGAAGAGTGAAGGTGAGACTACCTGCTCCCGCCACGACATATTGCCCATCAACAAGAGTAGACGGGGTTGAGGTATGCACATCGGCTGTAGCAGGTAAAGCAATAGACTGTCTAGCTGCATTGACCGTAGTTGCGGCTGTGCCACCATTGGCTACAGGGAGAGTGCCTGTAACCTGACTCGCCAAACTCAAATTAAGGTTAGCTAAAGCATCAACCACAGCAGCGCCCGAACCAGCCCCATCTAAATAAACTATTTTGGTTTCACCTGTACCGATATTAATCGTAGCGCCAGCACCTTGTTTAATCGTAATTGTCTGGCTGCCCGACGTAGCATTCTCTATCCACATCAATCTGGACACAGTATTAGGTTCAATGGTTAATACTCGCGTAGTCGATAAACTAACCCCGGAAGTAACTTTAAAATAAAGCGCCCTTGCAGGATCAGCCGTACCATCTGCTACAACAGTGGTAGCATTTGCGTCTGAAGCAAAGGAGGCCTGTGTGGCATAACCCAATGCTTCGCCGATCAATTCGAGATTCACGTTTGTAGATGTGCCCCACGTACCGCTTTCCGCGCCAGTTACAATTTCTTTAAGTCTTAAATTATTTACATACGTTGCCATTTGTTAGCTCCTAAGCCGCTTTATCCACTTCCGTCCAATTCGGTGTTTGTGAGTCGTCTACTATATTCCAGCCCCTTCGGGTTATTGTACCTACAGCGCCTGTACCCACCACTCCTGTCGGAATTATTGATCCACTATAGGTTAAAGTTACCGTACCTACAGCGCCTGTACCCACCACTCCTGAAGGAATTGCCGTGGGGACTGCGGTAGCGCTTCCTATCGCGCCAGTTCCTGCTACGCCTGTCGGAATAACAACTTCCGCAAACGATATAACTACACTCCCTACTGCACCTGTACCTGCTACACCTATCGGAACAACAGTATCACCTACAATAAGACCTACTGCCCCAATAGCCCCTGTCCCTGCTACACCTGTTGGAACAATATTTTCTGAAACAGCAAATGTTACTGTTCCAATTGCGCCAGTGCCTGCTACAGAGGTATTCTGATTCTCTCCCCAAGCACCGTCACCCCACCCAGCTATACCCCATGGACCACCGAGATATACCGTCCAGTCATAGGACAAAACTGCCGTTCCTACTGCCCCTGTACCTGCTACACCTGTTGGAACAACATTTTCATCCAGAATAAAGCCTACTGTTCCGATTGCGCCAGTGCCTACTACACCTGTTGGAACAACATCCTTATCAAAAATAAAACCTACTGTTCCAATTGCGCCAGTGCCTACTACAGAGACATTCCCATTGTCTCCCCACGCGCCGTCACCCCAACCATCTTTACCCCATACAGCACCGAGATATACAGTTGTATCTGCCACTATTTAACCTTTAGGCGATGCGTATGATCGCAGTAGAAGCGCCTGCCGCAGGGAACTGAATAGTGAAATCGCCCGTGCTAACAGTCTGGTCGCCCCCAAAACTCAACACCGCACATCCAGAATTAGAGTTACTGGTGTTGTAGATCATTGCGCCACATGAAGTAAAAGTGGCGCTCGACCACGTAGTATCGCTAAAATCACACACCGCTGTAGTGCCAGCGGCAACAGGTGTTACATTCGTTAGAGCGTTTCCACCAGCACTGTAGCCAGCGCCACTTGTTTCATCACTTGCACCAGTGATATCAGAGTAGTTAGTGCTTGCAGCGCCGTAAGTTCCTGACCCCGACGCAGTAGCTTTTAATAACGCTATTTTGAGCGCATCAGCACCATTCTGAAGGTCATGTAAGCCTTTTAGCACTTCGACTTTAAAACTGGTGGGCATTGCAGTGGTTACAGTTATTGCCATGTTATATCTCCAATAATTTTATAAGTTCTGGATGTCCCGCATCTCGGAACCGATTTGCCAAAGTAGTGTAGTTAGACCGAATAGCTTGTTTCATATATTCCACCAACACCCCACGAATTTGATTCTTAAACACTTCTGCCTGTTCCTGAATAAGTGGATGACTATTCTTCCCCACATAAAGGATTCTATCAAGTGCTCGTTCTGCAAGTTCTTCGGGCGTAAAGCCTCGATCAGACACAGTGACTAAAGTTATCTCTCCTACCTGCATTGCACCATTTGCACCAATCATGGTCCGGGCGACTCCGATCTAATGGGTATTCGGATCATGCCATCACGATATTCATCACGGCGACGGCGTCCCTGCTGCTCAATTCCAAGCCCTTGAATTGCCTGCTGATAACTTGTTTCAAAATATTGAATCATTTCAACAGGCCCTTTTGTATAACTATACGCCTGAATCAAGGTTGCATACAAAAGAGCTTCTGGCGCATTTGTGCTTATCCAAGTCGTAGTATTGCTTGAAGAAAGCTGGGTTGGCCTGTAAATATAGCCCAACTGAACCGTATAATTGCTATCTGGGGTAGGGGCCGTATAAAACGTGTCTTGGTCCCATACCGAATAATATTTTGGAACTCCTTTGGTGGCCGGATCGGGCCAATACTCCTTCATAAAGGAGGTATCCCGAAAATCCAGATAGACCTTTTCATCACTAACGGTGATAAACATGTAACGGTGCGTCAAAATATCGCTTGGAGCAGCTAAAAATCTGTTTCCATCTGTCATTGTGCCATAGGATTCTTTTTTAAATACATCCAGATCAATATCCCTAAGAATCCGGTTTTCTGCCATCGTTATAAACGTATTGATCACAGCGTCCGAAAAGACATTACTGTCCACTTCGGTGTAGTTTCTGATATTTGTCAGTAATTCGCTGTAATTCATTAACTTATCACTATGGTTACTATGCCCACGCTACCCACCCCTTCAACAGGGCTTTGAGTAGGAAAAGGCTGCATGTTTGTCGTATCAGATGCGCTCCCTTCACTTTGAAAAGCAGAGTCTCCCGGTAATCCAACAAAAACTACTACCGGCTCCGTTCTGTCAGGACGTGGATTCAGTAACGCAATCGCATCCCCTTTAAATTTTAATTGCCCGATTTGAGGCGATTTAGGCTCGTAGTCTTCAGGACAGACCATAAAGCCTTTCCAGTTTTTTCTTAGGTCCAGATAACGATATCTCTGTCCACAGATATCGCACAACCCATTAGCAAACTTGCCTACAGCCGTGTCCATCTAATACTCTACTTGAGGAACAAAATAACTGCTGGCAGTGTCTCTGTCTTCCATCGCCGCCTTTTGAAAATCTTCCTCATAAATCTGTTTTAGTAAACCAACCCTGTCTGCTGCGTATTTAAGCGACAGCATGTATGCCAGCCCTGAAACCAAACACGGCAAAAACCTGAAATTCACATCCGACGTGTTGGTGTAATCGCCTGCATCCTCAATGCGTCTAATACGGTAGTACACAAAGGTGTAACTCGTATCAGATGTCGGGTACAGATATACCGTCGGAGTATTGCTTCTCTCCACGTAAAATTGAGTTGGCCTTGCTTTGGTGAGCTTATTCGGGAGATTCAAGTATTCTTCTCTGCCGATCCTTTCGATATTGATATCCTGCTGCTCACCATTGATTGTGTCTCTGACAACCGC